GAGTATTAGTAGCTAAAGTAATAGTTTCACAACCTTCTTTCGGACCTCCGGTAATAGATTGGTTTTGGTTAGGAGTTATACCTACTACAACTCAAGTTAGAAAAGACTTTGATGAGGTTGATATAACCACAAACATTTTTGAAACAGGTGTTAAACAAGAAAACGCTAACCCTGAAGCTGATAAATCATACTATGGCTCCGATATACTTGAAAAGGTATTGATTAAAAGTTCAATAGGTCATAAGTTAGAATTATCCGAGAAAGTTTTAACATTAACAGATGGTATTAAACACGATGAAGATTACGCACTATTAACCACGAACACTGGCAAGCATATAAAATTGGATGCGGGTGTAGGTCCTGGAATGGATAGAATTATTATCTCGGATGAAAACGACAATAGAATTGTAATAAAAGCCGGAGACGATGGTGACACACCAGGACCAAATTCTATGGTCATTGAGTGTCAAGGTAATATGCACCTTAATTCTAAGAGTGGAGAGATGGTTCTTAATGTAGAGAAAGATAGTACATCGAAAATCCAAATTATAAATGATGGAACTGGAGACATTAATGTGGAAGCTAGACAAGGAGATGTAAATGTAGGAGCAGCTCAAGGCGATATAAACTTATCCGCAAAAGGAACTGTACAGATAGACGCTGAGCAGGATATAAATTTAGATGCTAGTAATGATATTAGTATAAACGCAGGAAATCAAATGACGTTAACCGCTAGCAGAATTGACTTGAATCCATAATGGTTACTGACACTCTTTATATTAACACAACTACTCCAGAAGGCGCTTCTATCGCTTCTAATCTGTTTGGATATATCGACCCTCTTGGAAATGATTATAACTATTTTCCCGAATCATCTTTAGCTGAAACGTATACATTATTCGTGTATGGTCGAGAATACATAGGTAGCGAATACGATGGAACTCCCATATACCGAAGATACTCTATAGATTCCATGGATTCTGTCAACGCTTCAGATTTAGCACCTAATTTAAATGTAGATATTACTTCTGTCCTAGATGAAGAAGACCACCAAGGATTTAAAATTACATTTACAGGATCTTTAAAGTACGCAAGTGATGGTACCACTTCTATGACATATCGAAACGGATTAGCTACTCCGGTCACAACTAATAACCTAGCCTCCTTCCCTACTACAGCTAGTCTAACTAGTATTAGCGGAGTCCGAGGCGACGAACTTATTACACTCGAATTCGATATTACATCAGAAACTAAAGATTATACGGTAACCACACCTTTATACGTCCGCCACGAAACGGTTATATTTCCCCCTCAAACCTCGCCTAAAGCAGCTTCTCGAAAAGGGGATAAAGAAATAGATCATGGCTATTCAGTAAAATCCTCATCCGAAGGAAGTAGTGATGTTTTTATTGATGGCATAGCAGCCCACACAACCGGGCAATCTTGGCCGAGCCATAATCGGGGAGACTCATGGCATACGGGACGCTCTACTAGTACAGGGTCAGGTTCAGTATATATAAATGGAGAAGCTTTAGCTAGAGTCTCTAATTCAATTAGCTGCGGCTCTAAAATAGCCCAAGGCTCAACAACGGTATTTTCAGGATAACCAATGGAACAAAAACAATTTTCAGTATCTTACGAACCTTCTGCATACGATGAGAAGGTTTGCGTGTATGCAGTTAACCCTAACGCAAAATACGCACAAGTTGAGCAAATTCAAGTAGCTAACTCTACAACTTCCTCTTTAGAAATGGATGTGTTTTGGGTTGATTACTCAGATGTAACTGTAACCTCTACTAATTATTATGGCAGTGGGAAAATTAGACAAGAATACTATACATACGGGGGAAGTGCTTTAAATTCAATCATAATTAATGGAACTATACCTAGTGGTGCATCTTTATCGGTTTTAAACTCAAATCTATATTTAGACCCTAAAGATTTTATATTTTTACGACCCGCATCAACCGGGTCAGGAACTGCATTTAAACCTTTAGTAACAGTCACTGAATATTTTGAAGATGGAACGTATATAACAACTTCTGTGGATTTAATAACCACAAATAACAATCTAATAGCAAGTACTTATTAATTATGGCAAATTTCTCACTCCCTCCGATTAAAGACGCAAGTCCTAATGTACCTTCTCTTTCAAAGGAAGAACTTAGTGCTCTCCCGTCTACTTCTCTAGTAGCCCTTTCCAATAATATGGCTGTTGTTAAATCTGAAGCTTCTGTTAAAGCTAATCAATTAAAAGCTAGAGCTAAGAAGTTATCAGGGGAAGCATCTATAGATATTCCCGGTAAAGGTAGAAATTCTATCGCAACTTCCCAATCAATTAATAAGGTAAAGGCGTCTATGGAGTCTACAATAGGACCTGTGGCAAGTACTACTGGATTAATGAACGAATCGTCAGCCGTTGGAGCTGATATACTAAAAAATGCAACTGCTGCTGGAACTACAGAACTTGACGCCGCATCTATAGCATCTAAACTAGGTTCATTTAATACGGAGATAATTTAATGGCTTTAGATGATTTAGATGTAACTGAAATCGCTTTAATAGAGACATCCTTAGCAAGTTTACAGGTAATAGCTCAAACTGCCGAAGATAACATCGCTAATATTCAAGCCGTTTTGGAAGATAGAGCTAACGGTATTTTAGCAGAGCCTGAGTTGAATTTAGATGGTATATCTCATTTAGCCTCAGATGACCCTACTATTCAAGCTATTATAGATAACTACGCAAAGTTTGTACAGGATAATATTATATCTCCTTTTGAAGAAAATAAAGCAAGATTTGAACAATTATCAGGGGAGACCCAACTTAATCTACAGGGAGAAGATCCTCCTATCTTTGATTTAACTTACGGTCCCCCTATCTCTACTAAGGGACAATTTATCCTTTCCGAAGACGGGTTATATTACGATTCCATTTCAGGGGGTATTCCTGAAGTATCAGGTATAGTAGCCGCTAGCTCCACATGGAATCTTCAGTACGCTCCAAATTTGGGTGGTAAAGGTGATTTGTATACTCAGGACAACTTAGAAAACTTTGTAGATACAGTATTCGATTACGATTATACCCCAGACGACAGTATCGCTGACAAGTACTACGAATCTGATGATATTCTACAGACATTCGAAAAGAATAAAATTCTCCATACAACACTAGTCCATGACCAGATTAACGATTTAATTGCATCTGGATATTCTGCCGAAAGCGCCGTAGTAGTTAATTACTATGGAAATATCGGCGCTATTGCTGCTCTATACGATGAAAAGACTAGAAAGAGAAAAAAACAACTTCAATTAGTTTCTATTTTCGCTTCCGACAAGTATAGCTTTACCGAGCAAGGAATAGGTAATCCTAAAGATTTAGGATTCGGGGATGGAATTTTAATAGAGAATAGAAGTGAAACTTCTACCCCTGAATGGCATCCTATTGAGAGAATTCCATTAAATGATTTTTCTTTCATGAGGGGAACCGGTGTGGAAGTCTCTTTAGTACACCAGGAAGAATTATTATTATTCTCAGAAGATCTAGAAGATATTGTTCTACCTATAACTCCTGTATTTGTACAATCAAAAGCGCAGCCATTCTCAGTAATAGATAAGTTTTCCCTGTCTCCTACAAATCCGGAAACATTCCCTTTCTTTAATGGTACTAATAACGTATCCGGGGATTCAGGACTTGTCCAATCATTAGTAGAATCTATTGTATCCGATGGTATGGTAGTTGGCTATAACTTTCTTAAGCCGGATATTGTTGACGCGTCTTCTACTAAATTTAATTTAGATAATATATCCCCAGACTCAGGAGGTTTTTTAAATGGTCAATTAGTAGCATCCTCCCTGGATAGCGTTTTCCCATCAGGATTAGGAATACCTAAATTAACCGGAACGGGACCAAACCAATCTTATATCAGACTGCCTAGCAGTTATACCCCCGATGGTACAGAACAAAGATTAAAAACTGAACAATTAGACAGCCTATTTTACGAAGGTAATAAAAAATATAATAAGATTACTAAAACTGGAGGAGGAGTTACATTTGATTTTTGGGTGCATATTCCTAGTTTAGTTATGACAGATAAACATAGGTATAGAGTAATAGCCGCATGTGAAAACTCAGGAGGTCATGCGCCTGAAGGAACCTCATATACAGATACTCGCGCAGCTAGGACTACTATATTAGGGTTACACGATGATAGAAAAGTTCATGGAATGATTCTCGGGTTTAGAGATGCAGGAGGAGCTTCTACCCCTAGCGGACTAGAGTTCGGAGTATTCCCTACAGTCTCCCAAAATAATAATCAAGAAACTTATGGACATAGTATAGCAATAGCCGAATCTCATGAGTATATTGATGGAGTTTTTCAAACGTCAGGCATTACCGAACTCGGCGCTACGGTAGCTTCGGGTACATCTGTAAATGGAGCATCTATTATAGACGCTAGCGCAGGATTTGTACACATGGCAACCGTATTTAATTTTTCAGAGGATTCTGTTAAAATATTCTGTGACGGCGAACTTCTCACAACTTCTTCAATAGCAACTACTTTTGATTTATCCGCAGCCGATACTCTTAACATTCCTTCTCCCACAAAAGAGGGAGATTATCTAGTATCAAGTTGGCACAATACCTCAAACAATGGTCCAGTAATTGGCAAGTTTGGAGGGGGTGATAGTTTCACTCCCTGGATTTTAGGAGGAGGGTTTACTGATGGTATTGAAAAAGTTACCGCAATACACGGTACTCACGAGCCTGGATTCTTAGGATATAATACAAATACTACTTACGGAGCTCCGACCACATATTCTCAACATTCTCCCGTTTGGTCTAGCTCAACAACAAAGCCATCTAGTGGGTTGGATGGATTTTTAGGCAGTTTCAAACTATACTCTAGAGCCCTATCTAATAGTGAGGTAAGGAAAAACTTTACTTTCCAAAAAGGATTTTACAAAAATATTCTAACATAATGAACATAGAAGACATTAATTTACTTACTACGTCTAGAACAACTAGACTAAATGGTATAGCATTCCCCGTAATTGAGGGGACTGGAGGATTTTTTACAAAAACTGACGGAGCTGAAACTGTTATGTCTGGGTTAAAACAACTCTTACTTACCAATAGAGGTGAAAGGGTTATGAGACCTGATTTTGGAACATCCTTAAGAAAATCAATTTTTGAACCTTTTACCACATCTTTAAAGGTAAAATTAAGAGAAGAGATTAAAGCTACTATTCGAAAATATGAGCCAAGAGTGGATATTATAGATTTAGTATTATCTTGGGAATCACGACCTCAATCAGCCGGAAGGAATCACATCTTTATTTCATTAAAGTTTAAATTAAAGGGTGAAATTACTGACGCACAAATTTTAGATATTATAGTATAATGGCAGACATCACAGGAATTTTTAACACATCAGCATTTGACGGAACAATCAGTTCCGATTTTTTGCAATTAGGAACTTTAAGTCCTCAGACTAAAGCATCTCGAATAGACTATTCAGTAGCAGACTTTGACGAGTATCGAACTGCTTTACTAAATTACTTACAAGCAATTTACCCATTAGAGTATAATAACTTTGTAGAGTCTGACCTAGGTATTATGCTTGTAGAAATGTTCTCATATTTAGCAAGTGTATTATCCTTAAAGGCAGACATGTTAGCTAATGAAAGCTTTCTCTCATCCGTTCAATCTCCTGAAAATCTTAGAAAGCTCTTGCAACTAATTGGAATATCTTTAAAAGGTCCTATTAGTGCCAAGGCAAGTTGTACCGCTACCTTAGCAACAGCTGATATATTAGTAGCATCATCAACAGCTACAATAGCATTAGCCGATAGGTCTTTTTCAGTACCTAACAATAAAGATACCGGTCTCCTAACTTATACAATATATGAAGTAGACGACACAGGTGCTATTGATTTAACAACCGAAGCTCTAATTCTCGGATATACCGATTCCTTAAATAACGCAGGTTCGACATTTAGTAAGCTAATATTACTAGAAGGTCAATTAAAGAAAGTATCTGGAACTTTTTCAGATACCGCATCTATTCAAACGATTACATTAACGGACCCTTCTATTGTAGAGGGAAGTTTATATGTTAGTACAGGAGGTGAGACTTATAACGAAGTTCAAAATTTATTCCTCGCTGACAGTACCGATAAAGTATTCAGCAAAACGTATACCGATGATTATACAGCTGTATTAGCATTTGGCGATGATGTTCGGGGTAAATCCCCTTCACCAGGCGATACTTATGACGTATACTATAGGGTTGGGGGAGGTTCCCGAGGAAATATAGCTCCTGGGGTAATTAATATTTCAATCCCTGCAACTCACACGGATAACGGAGCCATCTCAATTACAACTACTAACCCTACTAAAGCTACTGGTGGTTTAAACGCAGAGACTGTAGAACACGCTAAGAAATGGTCCCCTTACTTTTTCAAAACTCAATATAGAGCTGTTACCGGGGAAGACTACACAACCTTCGCTAATCAGTTTGTAAGTACTGTAGGACAGTCTGGAAAATCATCTGCTATCCTGAGAAACTCTGGAGCCGGATCTAATATGATTGATATTTATACAGTAGCCTTCGCCGATGAAGTAGATGGGGTACAAGCACAACTTGAAAGATCTTCTATTGCTTATAAAAATGAATTGCTAACACATTTAAATAAGTATAAAATGCTCACCGATGAGGTTACAATCGTAGATGGTCTTATTAGGACATTAGATTTGAAAACAACTATTTTCGTGGACCAAACTTTCCAACCCTTTGAGGAAGACGTTAAGAGAGCAGCATCCGCTAAAATGTTAGCATTTTTTAATCTCTCTAAAAGAGAGTTCGGAGAGCGTGTAAGAGTTGACGAGTTGAACAGAGAGTTATTTACAATTCCCGAAATTAGATTCTCAAAGTTAGATAATCTCACAGATGATATTAAATTAAACTTTAATGAAATTCTTCAGTTAAATAACTTAGAAATTAATATAGAATACGTATAATAGAAAATGGTTAAAAAATCAGGAATAGGAAGCACAGGTAAAGTTGCTAAAAAATATCATCAACATAATTACATTGATGTTATTAAAAGCATAACTCCTGATTTATACCATGATACTGACCATTCTATTTACGGGTTAGAGAATGATATATCCTATTCTGTACTTGGGAAGATTCTAAAAGCCGTAGATGAAGTCTCTAATATTGTAGATGTATCTGGAACTACTACGTCGTCCTTACAATCTAGATTCATTCTTAGAAATAACCTTACAAACATAAAACCTTATTTATTTGAACATAAAATTCTAAAACCTCTGGGATCAAGTTTTAAAGATTTTACAAGTAAAGAAGATTTTAAATTATATTTATCTTCGGTAATACTTCCGCATATTTATACTAATACTCCTTCCACTACGTTTTTAAATGGAGTAACCACCCTTGTAGATTCCACCATAACCACGGCATCGGGAGTACACGATTATCTTGTAGAAAACTTATCTTGGATGTATATGTTAAATACAAGTGGACCCGCAACCGGATTTGACCCATCTTCCAGAGTACCCACAATCCTTGCCGAGCTTTACGATAACAAACCTATACAGGAAAAAGAATCAATAAAATTTTTATTTGAGTATCTGTGGAAAAATAGAGAAGTTTCAGATTTTTATAAAGGGTTCATTCCCAACGAATTTAATCACACCACCGCATCAGTATCCGGGAATGTCTACGCATCAGGAACCCAACTACTTGACGGATTAGAAACCTTAATCGGGGTTTGGTATAATGATAATGATGAAGCCTCCGATACTTTAGATACGTATTTAGATCTTTATCTAGTTAATGGAACTTTCTCCCCCAAGCAAGTTGAAGGCGGAGCCTTTACTAAATTCTTACAAGCGGTAAGTTATGGATTTTACGATGTTAATTCTACTATACAGGACCTAGAAGATTTAGTGGACATAGAAAGATGTCCCCCTCAATTCCTTCAATACCTCTCCTCTTTAATTGGATGGCAGTTACTTACAGGCGATGTAGATAGATGGAGAGCTCAGCTTAGAAAAGCGGTGTATCTGTATAAAAGTAAGGGAACCAAACGATGTTTAGAAGACGCTGTGAGTTTAATATTCCCGGGAGCTAATCTATCAATAGCCGAAGATTTAGAAGAAACTTGGGAATGCTATCTCCCTCGAATGATCTATTATTTAATCGCTACAGAATCACCTGTTCTAAATGATGGCAATTATACCGTTAATACTCTTCCTGGGATTAAATCAGACCAGCACTTTGTAGACAACTTAGAGTTAAATTATCGAGCAGCTACAGACTATGTAATTAGAACTTTACACAAAAATACACCTGTATCCTACTACACTCCGAGCGGAGGTGCTATTTACTTTAACGATACAAAGTTTGATTTAGCAACTTGGGACCCTACGGATCCTAACTTTAAAGGATTTTATCACAGAGGAAAAGAAAACGTAGAAGTACCTCCTTGGGAAAATGATAGATTTTATGATAATACTTATATAACCGATGAGCAGATATTAATTCTAAATGATATTCTTACAGCGAATAGAGATGATAGAACCACTAATGCCCCTGGTGGAGGATTTGAAATTCCAACTAGTTACGTTGGCTCATTATCCTCTGTTCTTTCGAAAGTAGGATTTGATGATACTTTATATGATCTAAGCTGGAATAAGAAGTGGAAATTCCATACTAGTAGTATGGAAGTAGCTCCTAATTTAAGTTCTGTAATTGCGGCTGGAGACTCAGCCAAACTTAATTTATTAGATTACTGGAATTCTAAAAGTTCTTTCGCATTTACTTCTGTTAGTTTAACAGATGTTCAACATTCTATCGAAGGTATTTCCCTAGACGCAGATACTATTCTTAAAAATATTCAAAGTATTTTTACAACCTTTGCTCCTTTCCACGTAGTTATTAAATTATTTGCAACAGAAGAGTTTACTGATCAGTACCAAGTAAATGATGTGATTGATACTCTGTGTTTAAGAATATCAATACCTATGTATGATTCATCGGCAACTGGAGATACAGATCAAGTTATATTAACTAATCTCGTTCCCTCCAGCGTATCCGTATCTTCCGACGGTACAATAACCTCCTATCCTACAACCCCCAGAGCGTCGGGCAGAAGAAGGAATTTAAGATATAGTTTAAATAATTCTGAATTCAGGAGAAATGGTAAATCTATGCCAGTAGCATATTCTTTTCTTTCTACCTCAGCAGAGGGAGTTGATACCTCAAGTTATGGAGTCCACACCACAGAGTTTATACCGTTAGGATATAATTTCTCAGCGGGAAAATACTTTTCAACATCTGGAACTGCTAGTGGAATTTATGATGCGTCTAACGATTTAGCAATGTCGGGTCTTCCTGTTATGTTTAATTCTATTGATCCCAACGAACCTGGTACAGAATTCTATTTAGAATTTGGAAGAAGTAATTTTACAGACTCAACTTATTCCTACAGCGGGATAGATGTCTCCTCAACATTCCCATGTAGAGGTATCCTCCGTGATCCTTGCTATTCAGCAGAAGACAGAGATAATGTATCCAGGATTAACACAGTAATTATTAGTAAACTAATATCTCAAGGCAATACAGAAGATTTTAGCACCTCTGCTTTAGAAAATTTTGAGTTTGGCTCTGTAATACATAAAGATTTCTTCGATTCAAGTGGCCTATACGTAAGTTCCACAATGACTAGAGACAATCCTTTAGACACAATTCCTTACTCAGAAAAAGAAATAAAAATAGTTTATTCCCACTTTAACAGTTTAGTGCAGGGGAAACAATCAAGAGTACATACTAGAACAGAGGATATTTATTCTACTAGTGGGGGATCTCGTGGATATTATGTAGATAGCATGGGAGGTGTCACTTCCGCTTCTGGCGGAGTAGCTGATACTGCTTCCCCTTATGGTTCAGGAGTAAATTACGAACTATCAGACGACTAATGAAAGGATACGTTGAAATTTATCGAGGAAGTATAAAGGATGAGAATTTAATTTTCTCAGATCCTAATATGATTGTCGATACTGCTGGACACCACGTAATTGATATACTAACAACATTACCCGCTCCTTCTTCACTTTCAGTTGCGCAAGCTTCTTCCATCGAAGATTTTGGAATTAAAGCTATAACTCTGGGTAGCGCACAAGGCTCTACCTCATATAATAGTTACAATACTAGCTCAGACTCAGGACCTAGTTCTTTACTAGCTATAGCTCCGAGTCCTATTGATATTTCTCTTCAACCTGTTACCGTTAGTGGACCTGGGAGATTAGGTCACTTTCTAAATTATTATAATTTTTCAGGAAGTTATCCCACCCTCACTGCTGACGATATCCAAGAATACGGATGCTATTTACCTTCCGCAGGTATAGATTTTGCGGGGAGTTCTTTCGGATATACTCACCCTGGACCTTTAGTAAATGATATGTCCGGAGTTCAAACGGGAGACCTAAACTCTGCCAGCGCTATAAATAGCGAAGGATATATATTAGAATCTACAGTAGCCAGAGCTTCACAAACCTTATCAGATGCTAGCGGGGGATTTATCGTCTCGGGAATAGCGGATGTGAGTGCAACTCGGGAAGTAAAGTATATTCTTACCCTAAGTTATAAGGATTGGAAATTCTTAGATTACTACTATGGGGGTATAGGAACTATTGGGTTATGGACTTTAGATAGAGAAGCTACCTTAGATAACTATAACAGTGAATCTGAGACCGCAGGTATCGACCTATATAACGTAGCAGATGTCTCACGAAATCCAGTATTTAAGCTTTTTGCCAAAAAAGTATTCCTCCCAGGAGGCTTAAAAATAGATGAAACATCTTCAAACGATGACTATATGACAATTACATGGGGAATTAAATTTTAATGACTTCTAAATCACTACTCGAATCACTTAATCCTAAAGGACATTTAGAGATTATTAAAAGATATTCAAACGGTCTTGAAGAAACCGTCCTAGATGACCCTAACGTCATCACAGTGGGTATGGGTATTACGCTCGCATCACTTTTCTCTAATACAACTACTTCTGCCAATGCAGAAGACTTTGGCATCTCTTACTTTCAAATAGGAACCGGATCATCTGTTATGGTGTCTAGTATAACGAAATTAGGAGATTCTATAGATGAAGCAGAGTATGGCAATAGTGATTTAACAATTAGTGCTATTGATATTG